GCAAATGATACTCCATCAATTGCAACAGCAAAAGGATGGGCTGTAACAGGATAATTGTACTAAATAAAGAATATAAACACATTAGAATATTTATAATAAATAAAGAATATGGATACACCAGGATTTTATAAAGTAGACCCAAGCGGAATAGTAATATATGGCCCTAACTATATATTCGGGCCTCATGACCAATACAAACTGCTAAAAGAAGAAAAAGATACTTATACATATCCAATAGATGGATGGTATTGGTTTGACACAGAACAAGAAGCTTATGAATTTTTTCAAATAGAATGGTATCCTGAAGTATACACAATGGGACTATCTAAACCTTTATTAATCGAAACAAACAATATACAAAATAATGGCTAATACTTACAAAATAAACGCAAACAAACTTAACGCAAGTGGTTTTACAACAATTTACACAACACCCTTAGGTACAACTACTCTTGTAAAAAGTTTATACATTGCAAATGTATCTTCTAGTGGAGTTACCATAGATGTTATTTTAAACAAGAGTGGATCTGCTACTAATTTTTATTTAATTTCAGGATCATCCGTTCCGGTTCAAGCATCATTTCAACCTATATCAGATACAATAGCATTACAGACCGGTGATTCACTAAAAATTAGTACACCATTTCAAAGTGGTTCTGACACACTATTATCTTATATGGAAATAACTTAAACCATACATAATACTTGGATTATCATGATAAATTACATATATTAAAATAAAAAGGAAACAAGTTATGACCAAAAAACTGGACATGGAACATCTAGATGAAATTCAACAATTACGTGAAGAATTTGCAAAGAATACAAACATTCTAGGAAACATTGTATTAGAACAATATGCAACGGAATCTAGATTAAAAACAATTGATTTAGAAAAACAACGCTATTTAGATCAATTTGAAACCCTACAAAAACAGGAATCTGCATTGCTAGAAAAAATGCGTGAGCGTTATGGCGAAGGCCAAATTGATATTGCTGAAGGAACATTTACTCCAAATGCATGATGTTTGACACTAAACAATCATATTTATAATAAAATAAAACAAGGAGTATATTAATGGCAGAAAGAATAGTTTCAGCAGGCGTATTTACAAATGAAGTAGATCAATCGTTTTTAGCTGGCGGCATTGCACAAATCGGTGCAGCAATTGTAGGACCAACAGTAAAAGGTCCTGCACTAATTCCTACACAAATAACTTCGTTCGGCGATTTTACGGCAATATTTGGATCATATACAGATGATTCATATGTACCATTCGTTGTACAAGACTATTTGAAGAATGGAAATGTAATTACAGTAACAAGATTATTGTATGAAGATGGGTATACATTAGCTGCTGGAGCCTTAGCAATTATTGCTAAATCAGGTTCGGGTGCCGGAGCGGTACAAGTTGTAACTCATGTGCTTCATCCAACCAATCCGGTTGCATATGTTGCAACAAATTTATTTGAAAAATCGGTATTAAGCAATTTAGGTTCTGGTTCATTCACAATCAAAGTTTCAGGATCATATACTCCAAGCCCAGACTTTGCATCAGATGCAACGTCGGCAATTAGTTGCTCATTAGTATCATCAACAAACAATTACATACAAAAGAAATTTGGGTCATCTCCTAAATCAGTAGATTATCCAGTATATGTGCAATATGAAAATGCTAATGCATCTGCATTGTTTAACAACCTAGGCGATGTTACCATGGAATTAGCATCAGCATCAAGTTATGCATTTGCACAAGGATTTCAAGCAGCAGCAACACCAATGATCACATCACAAAAAATTGGCACAACTGTTAAAAATTTATTTCAATTTTATACAATCTCACATGGCACATCAGTTAACACCGAAGTTAAAGTTGGTATTAGAAATATAAGAACTGCTGCTGAAGTTGCTGATCCAAATGGATATGGAACATTTACAATAGAAGTTCGTCGAGTAAATACTGCAAATATTCCAAATTCTCCATATTCATCTAATGATACAGATCGCCAACCGGATATTATTGAAACATTTAACAATGTTAATTTAGATCCAAACTCATCAAAATATATTGGTCGCGTAATTGGTGATAGATATAGCACAATTGATACTGCAGGTAACTTGATTGTTAATGGAGATTATCCAAACATGTCTCGTTTCATTCGTGTAGCAGTTGATGCTGGAGTATCTAATGCAACTAATGCAAAAACATTGGTACCATTTGGATTCCGTGCAATGAATGCACCAATTCCATTAATGTCTGGGTCATTGAATTTGAATGCAACATCATATGCAACATCACAAGTACCTTCATCATCATCATATTACTCAAACAATTATTTTGGATTTGATTTTACCAATTTAAACAATTTAAATTATTTAGCTCCACTTCCAACAACAGGAGCAAATACAGGAAGCAATTCTGATTTCTATCTTGGAAATGTATCACAAAATGCTGAAGCAGCTTTCCCAACAGCAACACCATATTCAGGGTCATTAGAAACTGCATTGACTGCTGGAACATTTACAACAAATGTTGCATTATCAACACGTAAATTTATTGTTGGATTCCAAGGAGGTTTTGATGGCACTCGTCCAAACTTAGCTAAATTTTCCGGCGAAGATATTACAGCGGCAAATACATTTGGATTTGATTGCTCCGGGACTGGTACAAGTGGAACAACATCATATAATAAAGCATTTGCATTGTTAGCAAACACTGATTATTATGATATGAACATGTTAATTACACCGGGTATTATTGACAGTCTGCACAGTGTAATAACAAGTGCAGCACGCAATTTGTGTGAAACTCGTCAAGATACATTTTATGTGATGGATTCAAATGAATTAACAGATTCTGTAAGTCAGGTTGTCAGTCAAGCAACAACTTTAGATAGCAATTATACTTCAACTTATTGGCCTTGGGTAAGAATTTTAAACCCAGCTAAAAATGTTCCATTATGGGTACCGCCATCAGTAGTAGTTCCGGGAGTATTGGCATTTAATGATGCAGTAGCTGCACCATGGTATGCACCAGCAGGTTTAACAAGAGGTGGTTTAACAAGTGTATCTGATACGTATATGAATTTATCACAAACAATGCGTGATTCATTGTATGAGGCCCGTGTTAATCCTATTGCGAACTTCCCTAACGAAGGACAAGTGATTTGGGGTCAAAAGACTTTACAGGCTCGACCAAGTGCATTAGACCGCGTAAATGTACGTCGATTATTGATCACAGTTAAGAAATTTATTGCTTCTTCAACTCGTTATTTGGTATTTGAACAAAACACAGATGCAACTAGATTAAGATTCTTGAGCATAGTTAATCCATATTTAGATCAAGTAAAAGCTAAACAAGGTATTTACCAATTTAAAGTGATTATGGATCAATCAAATAACACAGCAGATATGATTGACCAAAATATTTTATACGGACAAATACTTATTCAACCGACTCGTACGGCTGAATTTATTATTTTAGATTTCAATATTCAACCAACTGGAGCAAGTTTCCCGGAATAGTAGAATAAACATTTAAAAGAAAGGTAGGACTTAGGTTCTACCTTTTTTACTTTACTTATATTTATATAAAACAAATAAGGAAGAAAAAAATGCCATTAACGCCAACATTACCAGATATTAGTCAAAGTGATTTATTCACTAGTGCATTTTCGTGGGAACCAAAATATGCTAACCGATTTATCATGCAACTTGCAGGAACAAATATACCAGCATACTTAATTAAGGCAGCAGCACGACCTACAATTACTAACGGTGAAATTGTTTTAGATCATATCAATATTGACCGAAAAGTTAAAGGCAAGTCTCGTTGGAGTGATTTAGCAATTACATTGTATGATCCAATTACAAGTGAAGGCGCACAAGCAGTAATGGAATGGGTACGTTTACATCACGAATCATTAACAGGTCGCGACGGATATTCATCTGATTACAAACGTGACATTGAATTTTATGCTTTGTCTGCAATGGGCGAAAAAATTGAAAACTGGACATTAAAAGGAACATTTATTTCAGATGCAAATTTTGGACAAATGGATTGGGGAACAGAAGAAGCAATGACAATTGAATTAACATTGAAATTTGATTACGCAATACATCAATATTAATCTATAAAATAGTAGAATCATTAATGGGGGCAAATTGCTCCCATTTTTTGTGTTCTATATATTTATAATAAAGTTATAAAGGATAAACATGGCAGGAATGACAGATAGAGTTTCAGATCAAACAATAATTCAACTAGCAAAACAGCAGTACGAATCACAAAAACAACAAAGTATGCCTTCGGAAATATTTCCATTGGTAAGCAACGGTATGGTATATCCAAAAGATCATCCATTGCGTTCCGGAAAAATTGAAATGCGATACATGACCGCATATGATGAAGATATTTTAACTAATTCATCATATATGCGAGAAGGAGTTGTATTAGACAAATTGCTTGAAGCATTGATAGTGACACCTGTTGATTATTCTACAATTGCTAGAATTGACAAAAACGGATTAATTATTGCAGCACGCATTGTAAGTTATGGAAAAGATTACAATGTTATTGTAAAAGATCCGAAATCGTTAGTAGAATTAGAACGAGTTGTTGATTTAACTAAATTAAAAAATTCAACGTTTGAATTACAATCTGACGACATTGGTGAATTTGATTACGTTTTAGAAGATAAAACTCAATTAAAATTTAAATTTTTATTAAATAGTGATTCTGAAGACTTAAAAATTTCAGAATTTTTAGAGCGAACAATTACACAAATTAACACATCTAGAAAACTTGAAGACATACAAGATTTTATTCGTTATAAATTTATGGCACGTGAATCAAAACTATTTAGAACATACATCATAAAACATACACCTAGTGTATTAATGGACTATGAATTTGAAGGTGAAGACGGGAGCACCTTCAACTCCGGGTTTCCGTTTGGAGCAGACTTTTTTTGGTTTTAAACCAGAAGACCGCGTACAATTGCATTCTAGCCTGTTTGATTTAATATGGTTTGGAGCCGGTCGTTGGGATTGGCAAACATTGTATACGATGCCGGTACATATTCGAAGATTCTGGATTAGCAAAATCAATAAAATGCAGGATGAAAAAGCCGCAGCTATTGAACAACAAAAATCTAAAGCATCAATGAAGAAAAAGCCTACGATAGTAAAATCTCCACTGTAAATATTTATATTAAATAGGATATTGTCGATGCTAGATACTAATGAAATTCAACTAATCAAACGTTTGAAATCTAAACCTAGACTAGGCATGGCCGCAGCTGCCGATCCACTTGGTGAAGTCACTAAAGCATTAACCGCTGTATTTTCAGCATATAAAGATCAAGGCGGCGAAGTAATTCGTCAAAACGTTTTTGGTATTTTAGCTGGACAAGTACAAACATTAAATAACAATTTAAATGTTCTAGAGCAACTTAATTTAACAGTACAATCCGGATTTAATAAAAGTACAAAAAATGCAGCTGCATTTGGAGTACAATTAGATGCAGTTGCAAAAAGTGCAGGAGTCAATGCAACTAAGTTCAAACAATATGCCGGAGAACTTAGAACAGTGTTTGCAGGCCAAACCAAATTTTACAAAGATAATGGAAAGTTTTCACAACAACTCGCAAAACAATCAGATGTTATACGAAATCAATTAGGAGTATCTGAAGAAGCATATCGTAACTTTGTTAAATATCAAGGTACAGCGTTTGGCAGATCAAAAGATGCAGCTCAGTTAGCAACCAATTTTGAAAGCGTAAATAGAGAATTAGGCAATGTTGCTGAATCTGTAGCAGGATTTTATGAAGGCGGATTAACGGATATTATTGAAGGGATGGGAACTTTAGGTCAAGCAACTTTAGCAACGTTTGGACGTATGCCTAAAGAATTAGGATTAGCTATACTCAAATCAAAATCTTTGGGACTTGAACTAGAAAAAATTACTGGAATTGGTAAAGGATTTTTAGATATAGAACAATCAATTGCAGCTGAAATTGAATTTCAAATTTTATCAGGTGAAGAATTATTAACACAAGATGGTAAAAGTTTAACTGCTGAATTTCAAAAGGCTGCATTTGCACAAGATGCAAATAAACAAGCAGATTTATTGGTTGGATTCATTGAAAAATTTGGAGAAAAACTAAAAGACAATGTCCCCTTGCAAGAACAAGCGGCATCCATGTTAGGTCTTACCGCTGATGATTTATTTGGTGCAATCAATCAATATAATGCCGCCGGCGCCATTAGTCAAGATATTTTCAAAACACAAACGGCGGATATTAAGGATCAAGGAAAAACATTTTCGCAAATTGCGGCTGAAGAAGACAAACGAACCAATGAAACAGTATTATCAGATGATGCCACAAAAACCTATATAGAAACCTTAGGCAATTATACAAATAAAGTAACAGGACTCCAAAAAGCAACAGCAGATTTAAATAAAACAGTATTAGACGGAGCCGCAGATATTGGAGAATCATTAGCAACTAATCCAGTTGTTAAAACGGCGTACGCCGGCGCCCAATCATTGAAAACAGGCAAGGATGTAGTCAATACAATAAAAACAGGAACTGGTGACAATACAGCTTTACAAGTAGGTCAAACGATTGTTAAAGATGTTTTTATTCCTGCAGGAGGCAACAATGTTATTACCGGCCCACTTGGATCATTTTCATTGGATCCTAAAGATGATATAATTGCAATGCCAAATGCTAGAGAAGCCTTAGCAAATCAGGGTTCTACTACACCAAATAATACAACACAAGGCGGAACAGATACAGCAGCATTAGTTGCCGCATTACAAGGAATGAGTTTTCACGTAACAAATACATTTGATGGAGATAAAATACAATCTCAATTAACAATACGACAAGGTCAACGACTTAATGCTTAACAAGGAAAACTATGCCATATTCATATAACGCGCCGTACGGCTTTACATTGTTTTCATTAGGTGGATCTGGAAATTATGCAACACCAAACACTGTATACTTGCAAGATAGTATAGGTTTAGGATCAACAACCTCCGGAACAGCATTACATCCAATACAAGCAGAAAAACCCATAATTGCAGGCAACACTGCAGCATATGACAAAAAAAAAAATATAAAAACTGTATATGCTAATTTTGACAATGACTCTGCCAACCCAAGCGGATACACATATCCAAATCGAATAGATATTATTGGCAATATAGGAAACGTTGCCCCAGGAGCTATATTTGCAAATGTTGCTAAAAACGCAATACTTGGAGCTGCATCCGGCCTTGGAAATCCTATAACTCAGCAATTTGTTCAACCAGCAGTATCTTCTTTATTCAAAATAAAAACATTGGATGGTATTTTAGATGATCGCAGTGAAAACATGGGACAGCCATATTCAATAATGCCATTTACTAGATTAGAACAAATTACAAATTGGCCAGGCAAATACAAAGATTTTAGATCTTTTAAAGGATATACATTTAATGTTAACACTGTTAGATTAGATGGAGCGTCTGCTGCAACTCGAGGAGTTGCAAATAAAGATGCTAAAGGGAGCATAATTGGAGCTGCGTATGCAGCTGCTTCAGTATTACCAGGTGGAGCTTATCAAGTATTTAATATTGAATCCATATATGGTTGGGGAAACCATGGCGAACCAAACGCAGCACATCGAGATTTTACATCAAGAAGTCATGTTGCAACAAGATGGAAAGTAGAAATTGGATTAGATGAAGTTACAGGCAAACCTAAAAAAGGAAGCTGGGCACCTACAAATAATCCTATAGAAAAGGCAACGGAATTCCGCGGAGATAAAATTACTGTTATTGATTATAGTCAAAGAAAATTATCTCAGGCATATCAATGGAAATCTCCATTATTCCCAGGAGCTGAAAAATGGAATAAATTTGTAGCTGCAACTGATTTAACTAGAGATTTTATCAAGTTTTATTTTACAGGACCAAAATTACAAAACGGAGTGGATGAAATTGATGATATAATTGTATTTCGTGCAATTATTGATTCATTTACTGATACACATTCACCAAGTTGGTCATCAGTTCCCATGATTGGTCGAGCGGATCCTAATTATACATATACTGGTTATTCACGTGAAGTAAATATATCATTTACTGTATTTGCAACTAGCCGTGATGAAATGAAACCTATATATCGAAAATTAAATGCATTGGCATCATATACAGCACCAGAATATGGTACCGGGACAATTGCAATGAAATCACCATGGATGCGTATGACAATTGGAGACTTATTAGTTCAACAACCTGTACTTATAAATTCATTGTCATATACATTTGCAGATGGAGATACAACTTGGGAGATCAACATTGAAGATGATCCTACAATGATGCAAGCTCCACACAAAATTTCAGTGTCATTAGGATTAAATGTAATTACAGATTATCTTCCTGAGAAAAAAGGCAAAATGTATACATTAGCTAAACAATTCAATTCCGAAGCAACACCAATTGAAGGTGGAAATAATTGGTTAAGTGATTTTGGAACAACTGCAATGAGCGATGAACTTTTAAGACAAGCAGCAAATAAACAACAAGATAACAAAACCAAAATAGAATAATGCGGTTTTTGCGTAAAAATAAAAGAAACTAATTATGAATAGATACGAAACAGCATCTGCAATTAAAGACAGTAATGAAAAAAGAAAACTATCAACCATAATAACACCTACGCCAGAAGCAAATACTGCTGATGTATACATACAAACAAGATCTATAGAACGATTGGATTTATTGGCTTATAAATTTTATAATGATCAAACACTTTGGTACATTATTGCTGCAGCAAATGGATTAGGCAAAGGATCC